CTGAGTATCCCGATATGCCTGAGAATCCAGAAACCCCTGAGAAACCCGATACGCCCGAGCCTGAATAGCCAGAGAATCCAGACGTTCCAGCGCCAGAAAACCCAGATATTCCAGAGAATCCGGACACTCCGGAAAAGCCAGAAATTCCTGAAAAACCACTAAGGCCCGAGAATCCACTGAGTCCAGAAAATCCGCTTAGTCCTGAAAACCCACTAAGTCCTGAGAAGCCGCTTAATCCTGAGAAGCCACTAAAGCCAGAGATTCCGCTGAAGCCTGATGTACCAGCACCAGAAAATCCCGATATGCCTGAGAATCCTGATACGCCTGAGAATCCACTCAGACCTGAAAACCCGCTGAGTCCAGAGAATCCACTAAGCCCTGAGAATCCAGAAATCCCTGAGAAGCCTGAGACACCAGAAAATCCTGAGAATCCGGACGTACCGCTAAATCCAGACGCGCCTGAAAAACCTGAAATGCCAGAACCCGAAAAGCCACTGATTCCGGAGAATCCGCTGATGCCTGAGAAGCCACTGATGCCAGAAAAACCGCTGTAACCAGAGAATCCTGAGTATCCGGAAGTTCCGCCACCACCGCCGCCAGAAATAGTGACCGTTACAGCGTTACCAACTGCTGTGGCCGTTACACCAGCGCCTACAAAGTCAAATGACTGGACATTAGTTGTGAGCGGGATACCTTCATCAGAGACGGTAATCGCAGAGCCGGCGCCAGAAAACCCTGAGAGACCAGAGAATCCAGAAAGGCCTGACAATCCAGAAAAGCCACTTAAACCTGAAAAGCCAGAAAGGCCTGCGCCTGAAAAGCCGCTAAACCCTGATATGCCCGACCCTGAATAGCCAGAAATCCCTGATCCTGAGTAGCCAGAAAGACCAGAAAAGCCAGAAAGGCCGGAAAATCCTGAGCCGCCAGAAAACCCAGAGAGTCCTGAATAGCCTGATAAGCCAAGACCTGAGAATCCCGAATAACCAGAAATGCCAGAGCCTGAGTAGCCTGAGACACCAGACCCTGAGTAACCTGAAAGGCCAGAGAATCCTGAGAGTCCAGAGAACCCTGAGAGGCCTGAAAAGCCGCTTTGCCCTGAGTAGCCTGATAGACCAAGGCCTGAGAAGCCAGAAAAGCCCGATATGCCCGATCCTGAGTATCCTGAGAGGCCGCTGTAGCCTGATAGTCCTGAATAGCCGCTAAGGCCCGAATAACCGCTCGAGCCGGGGTTATCGCCCGAGAACCCAGAAAAGCCAGAGAATCCTGAGTAGCCCGATACGCCACTGCCGCCACCACCGCCTGAAATGGCTGATATGGCACCCGTGGTCGTCTTGACCGTACCCCCATTCTGAACAATGGGTACAAGCTCAGTGCCCGTGAGGGCTTGAGCATTGGGCAGTTGACTTATCGTTTGGTTAGTAGACAAGGCTTTTCTCCAGCTTGCGTTTTGCCCAATCAGCCTTTGCTAATTCTGATAATTTTAGCCGTGTCTCATAGGTAATTGCGGGCCTTTTTTTTGCGCTTTCACTCATTCTTTCTTTGGTTTCCAGCGTATGTTTATGCCCCATTTTAGGAGTAACAACACCTCGCTTGCTATCACTAATCTTTTTTCTTGTTTCTTCAGAAAGCGTGACGCCTTTGCGAGGCCCAGGCTTTCCGATACGAGCCGCAAGCATTTTTTCAAGATGACCCTCTGGCATTTTTCTTCCTTGGGCCTTTTCTCTGATTTTGTTCTTAATAACATCATCAAACAAAATTTTCCTACCGTTTGACCTGTTATAAAAAGTGTTTTTGTCTGTTTTGAAAAGCGCTGTTAGCAATTCCTTTTCTAATTTTGAACAAATGCTATATGGCCCACAAAAGAGAATCTCTCTTGTAAAGTCACAGGGCCTTTCCTTATATTCTTGCTTCATAGCTTTCGATGAGCAAATGTATCCATCACTTGGATCGCCCAAGTGAATGCCAATATAGATCTTGCCGGTTGCATGATCAGACCAGCAATAAGTAAAGCCATCAGATTCGCTTTGATTAGCCATTATGGTGAGATCGCTATTCCATCAAGGTTTCCGTCATTCTCAATCAGATTGGTATTGCCTTCTGTTGAGAGAATAATCGTTTGCTGGTCATTCAACACTAAATTGTTCTGAATGGCAGCTACGGATACATCAGGCCTAGGGAAACGTAAGTTGATTCGCTCTGTTTGTCTTGCAGGCAGACGGTAAGGGTCCTTTTCATCCCTGCAATTCTCTTCACAAACCATCAAACCGGGAAAGTTGATGTCAGGGCCAAGGGTGACATGAGGACGCTTCATGCGACAGCGATCACATATGCCGATCGCTATGTCTGAGTAGCCCTCTGTGTCAAGAAATCTTGGCATTATTTTGTATATGGATTTATGTTAACTGCAAAGTAAATTGGACTGCGGTCTCTCTCTTCTTGCTCGGCAAGATTAAGGTACTTTGCAGCCTGGTCTTCAAGGTATTTAATGCGCTCAAGAGGAACTTGCGGTAATTCCATGCTCAATTGATGAGACAACATGCCCACTGTGGCCAAATACCAGCGCTGAGGGATCTGAACCTCATCAGTAAGGTCGCCAACATCCATAATTTGCTTGGAATACCAGACAGTCATCTGGACGTACCACTCATTAGGCACTGGCCAGAGGTAGATTTCAGGTTGCGGGATGGTCCGGTTAAACCAAAACTGGTAAGGCTGGTTGGCTGTGAAGTTTTTGTTGGGCAAATTGGTGTAATCGTCACGATTTAATCGTGCCATTTGGATTTCACGCGAGTCATTACCAACATAAAACTCTCGTAAACCCAGCGTTGTGCCGCCAGACGCCCTTACTCGGTAATATCGGACGCTTTGGCCTGGGTCGATGTCATACCAGAGCCACTGCTTATCAGTGACGGTAACGGTTCCGATGTCGTAGAGCGTGTTCCAGGTTGAGTTATCAACGGAATACTCAAGGGTAAGCGTCCAGGCGGCACTTCCACCACCAGAAACATAGGGGAGAAGGCCGATTGACCCAGCATAAATTGGGTTATTGGTGCCAAAATCGACTGCAATATTGCCATTGGTGCTCGTTTGTAAACAGTAAGTATCAACGTCGCTATCGCCTGCGAAGGCTGCGCTGCCACCTGCACTGGTTGAATAGCTTCCATCAGGGCGCTGCATGGTGCGGTAGAGCACATTAAGCGCATCATTTGCCCCGACAGGCAAGGTGTAAATGTATTTCTCTGGCGTTAAGCCAATAATTTCTTTCTTGACAGCCCAATACTGAATACCAATGTTGATGAGGTTCGTTAAAACGAATCCCAACGACTCTTTGGCCGTAATAAGCTGTTCACTGGTTAACTCTTCAGCCAGCTTGCCACAACGCCTTGCGGCGTGATCTATAAGCGTTTGGACTGAGAAAACCTGACCGTATGTGTCTGAATAGGCCATCTCACCATCCTGGGCAGTTCCAGCGCCTCATCGATGCTCTTGCACGCGATCCACGCTCAGATTTTTCGGCAACCGGACCCATTCTTGCACAAAAAGAGTCTCTACGAGGCCCTCCTTGTGGCTGTGGTGCCTTCAGGTTTGATCCTGTTTCTCGGTTGTATTTCGCTCTACCCTTGGCGGTAAGACCCGCGCCTTGATCTGCCGGAAGCTTCTCACCACGGCCAATCGCCAGGCTCGGACCACCGTTCTTAAGCTGTTCAGGAAGCTTTGCATACGATTTCCCCTTCACATTGGACTGCGTAAACTCTGCAGCCACATCAGGTCGAATGCCTACTTTCTTGGCAAACTTAGGGTTGTTCTCAGCCGCTTTCATCAGCCGGAACTGCGCTTTAGTCTTGGCAGGCATTTAAGCTATCTGCCCCATGGTAACAATCAACGAAGGAATAGCCGGGTACGCAGGCGTCACACTTGATGGCAGTGCCTCCAGCGTTACATCCGTCGATTCAGGCAGCCAAAACAACTGCACATAGTCAGTAGCGTTCAGATCTAAGTAGAAGTTCCAGGCGGCCACCGCGAAACCAAAGATGCCTGCGTTCTTTCTGGCTGGCACCGTAATCTGCGTGGATGAGTTGGCAAGATCTGAACCGTTAACCTTGATCCAAATCGTGACAATGTGCTGCTCATTAGCGACATTCTTAAACTGGGCGCTGAACTGAAAGTTATAAATGCCGTCATTGGGCACCGTAAAACGGCTATTGCTAACCACCGTAATGCCATCGGTAATATCTACCGTATTGCAGGTCATGGCCGTGCCAACAGTAGTGCTTCCCGTCTGATCTAGGGTGCTGCTAAAGCCGCCATAAGCTGCGCCAAAAGCTTTCAAAGAGCTAATGGTTGATCGCACATTCGCGCCACTTTGCACTAACGGCACAAGCTCTGCGCCCGTCAGCGTTGCGGCTGCTGGCATTGCGCTAATTTTCTGGTCGGCCATTACGATTGCTCCAATACGATTTTGCTGCTGTCTTCTTGCAGCACATATCCTGGTGATGTCTCATCCAGGATATAAAAAGTTGTTGTTGGCGTTACGCCATAAACATCAACTACGCCATCATCACCAACGTCCAGGCCCCAATCCGTGCCGCCAATGACGTTTTGAGCGCCAACACCTTGAGCAAAGCCATCAGAGGTATTGGCTTGATTGGCAACGCTTGAGTAGCCAACCGGAGCCATCAAATACATGCTTGTATGAGTTCTAGCGTTGCAGTGCCAGAGCCTGAGTTAACGAGCAGTTTGATGGCACTAACAGGGAATGCGTAATTGCCATCAGCGTTGGCCGTTTGAGCGGCAACCGTGGGATGGCTAAACCAAGTTGAAATCGTGCCTGCAGGATCGTCAAATGAATGCTGCACGGTGTAATTGACAGTGCCGGATACCGAGACACCAAAGCCCACATTGAACGGGCTGATGTTGGTATTCATGATGATCGTGCTGCTTGATCCCGTGCCGGTCTTTGATACGGTTACAACCTTCATGGCTATTCTTCCATGTGAAGCAGGGGCCGAAGCCCCCGCTGTTTAGCGCCTAGCCCGTGGTGGTGTCATCGTGACCGATTCTTTGGTCTCGGTAATCGATCCCTTACCGCGGATCTTATCCATCAACTTGCCACCTAGCTCTTTGATCATGCTAATGGGATTCAATGCATCCTCGAGTTCACGACTTGCTTTCGCTGCCGTGGCCTCAGGATCAGCAACAGGCTTGGATACATCACCGCCAGGTGCGTATTTAACCTTACCGCCCTTCTTGAAGGTGCCCGATTGCAGATTGTTCGCTACAGGCTTCGATACTGGATGCTTGGGGTAGGCTACGGGTTTGCCTGAATCAACAAGCCCCCCCGTAGCGTAGTGCTTTTTTAAGGCACCACCTTTCTTGTAGCCGCCAGCATTGGCCTCTTTGACTTCGCCGGTGGTGGTATTCGTTACGCCAGGCTTGGATGTTGAGATATTGTTCTCAACGCCGCCACCCTTTGCGTATTTCGCTTTGCCACCCTTCTTGAAGCCACCAGCATTACCCATGCGCACACCACCCGTACCGTGAGCCGTATTCTTCTTGGCTTGGTCAACAATGGTTGTGGCAGGAGTGCCGCGGCGAGTTTCGCTAGGGATTGCACCGCCGGTAGCATAGCCACCAGGTTTGCCTTCCTTCACTTCACCCGTTGGGCCTTTAACATGATCAGGCGTTGCGGTGTGCATCTTGGTTGATG